TAATTTATCCTTATCAAATTCCTTTTGCGCCTCGTACCAGTCCTGACCATTTTCATCTTTTAAGAAAGAAACACCCAATGATAATAACTCCGCCACATCACTATTATCATCAGGCACATATGCCGTTAGATTTTTTAAAATAAACATAATATTTCCCTATGCTGAGATTGCTGTATACCAGACACCGTTAATGAGGTATTGCACAGCGCGATAATAGATATTCAGGTTAACGGTGTAGTTAGCAGAACCATAGATGCCCGTTAAAACGATGCCATTCCCGAAGCTCAAATCTCTGTTACCTATCTGACCGGTACTTGTTACGCTTCCCAGCCTGACTTGAGTCACATAGCGACCGTTACTTTCGGCTTTGGTATACGCTTCACCTGATGGGGTGTAACTTCCTTTTGGCTGAAAACGCGCGTCACTTTCAGTCTTAGTGTAAGCGCCTGTTTTTGCCATATACCCGGCGTCAGACTGCGTTTTGGTATAGTAACGACCATCAAAACTAGCGTAATTAGCCAGAGTCAGTTTATTCATGACTATATCGCCAGACGCAAGATTGACAGTAAAAGGACGAAGGTTATTAAAGCCACCGAGCGGATTACCTGAATCAGTTAGCAACAGGTAAATATTAGCCCCATCATTGCGCCAGATAGCTCCGTAACTCCCATAAGCCATACGAAAAGCATTCGCGCTTTTAGAAATAACCTCACCTGTTGACGTCACCCCACGCTGAAAATTGGCAATACCATTAAAGTCAAACGACACAGAACCATCGTCATTGCGTTGTGAATAAAAATGGTATCCCGACGAATCTTTGAACTCTATCACCGTCGGTCTGCCATTGGCTCCCCAGAGGTTTATAAGTCCATTTAGCGTCGAGGTATTAGAAGAACTAATTTCCATGACGCGTGAATTTCCTGTCCTCACGCTCCCGGTTACTACAACATTACCTGTAACTGTCCCGCCAGTTACCGCCAAAGCACCAATATCTTCAGGTGATGGTTTATTAGCCGCGTCATACTGCTTTGTCCAGGCTGACCACGTGCCGCTGTACAGCGTACGGATGTAGGAGCGAGAATTGTTGTAAACACGGTATATCTGCGTGATACCCGCGTGCTTATAGACTTCCAGCGAACCTGCATTAGCCTCTGGATAATTTTTCCCTGTTGCTGCCTGCGCGTTTGCTGGCTGGTAATACAGCCCCGGTGTCGTGTAGGCGTTCAGGTCGGCGGCGTTTCCAATGCCAACAGTCTGACCGTTAAAAATATCTTGCGCCGTAATGCTGATATCAGAAGTCAGCGCACGGCCGTTTACCTTACGCACTGACGGCACGCGTCCGTTTGCATTGTCATTCGCGGCCTTAACGGCTTTCGGTGTCGCCGCCAGTGCCTCAGACGTGCTGTCGGTTGCGCTACTGAGCTGGACAATACCCTTTTGCGCAGTGGTGGCGTCCTGAGCTGTATATTTTCCTTTTGCAAGTTCATACGCCGCCTTTACCGCTTTCGGCGTCGCTGCGACGCTCTCAGACGCGCTGTCGGTCGCGCTGCTTAGCTGGACGATGCCCTTTTGCGCCGTGGTGGCGTCCTGAGCCGTATATTTCCCTTTCGCAAGGTCATACGCTGCCTTAACGGCTTTGGGCGTCGCTGCGACGGTCTCAGACGCGCTGTCGGTTGCGTTGCTTAACTGTGTGAAACCCTTTGCCGTTAGCGTGGCGTCAGGATGGCGGCGGGACTGCTCGTGCTCCGCGAGCTTATCGTCGACATAGTCCTGTGTGGCCATCACCGTTGAGGTATCAATCGTCAGCTCGACTGACTCGATGTCGCTCACCATGATAACCATGCGCACGGTCTGCGCGCGCCCTGACCCCTCTGCGAGCGCGGGCTTGTAGCTTTCGGCCATATTCCCGACCGCAATCAGCGTGCCGGTGTCATCGTAGAGCCCGAGCTCACGCATCCAGAAACCGCCGGTCTCAGGCGGGATAAGCAGCTCCGCCACGACATAATTTTTATTCTTTTTGTCCTGGCTGATTTTGTTCAGCGCGTGACGCCAGACCTCTTTGACGAGCTTTGTCTGGTTCGGGTCAGGTGTAGGCAGCGTACCGCCACCATCACCGACGGCCATCGCCGTCAGGTTCACTTTTTTTCCGCCGGGGATGGTCGCTGCAGCCAGCTTGATTGCACCGGCTTTGGTGATGACCGTTTTGTATTTCACTGTCATTGTGCTCTCACTTATCCGGGGTAAACCGTGATGATGTCGCCGTCATAGCTCAGGGCGCCGGTGTAGAGGTAGCCGGGGATGTCCTGAATAATATTGAGGCCGATAAGATGGCGGCTGGCTGGCTTTGCATCAGCAATAAGCCGCTCCATTTCGTAATACATTTCCTCGGTGATGCCGGTTTCTAACACACCGATATCGAGGCGAAACGTGCCGGGCGGGTCACTGGTTTCCCACCACTCAGTCACGTTTATCAGGTAGCCGAGCGGCTCCACCACGCGACGCACTGCACCAATCGTGCCTTTGTGCGCATGAATAAACCACGCCGCGCGGATCACTTCCCTTTTTGTGGTCTCCGGCCAGCTCTCATCCCACCGGTCAACGGAAAACGCCCACGCAAGCCACGGCAGCAGGTTTGCCGGGCAGTCGTCAGGGCTCCAGAGTCGGCGCAGGGGAACGGGGGTGTTTTCAATCTCAGCGCAGGCGCGCGCCGCCGCCACCTCAAGCGGTGAGGAGCCCACCGGTAACAGTCGGGTATTACTCATCGTTGCCCCCGATGGTCACGCTGTACTCGGTGCACCATGACGCCTGAGTCTCATCGAGCACGATATCGGCCACTGGCGCGGCCAGCTCGACGCGCTGCACGCCCTCGACGTGGAGCGCGGCATAAATGGCTGATTTGCGGATGTCACGACCGAGGCGGTGCTGCGCGGTGATATACGCTTGCAGCTTTGCTTTTGCCGCACTGAGCACCGGCTCACTTTCGGGACCGGGATACAGGTAAAGCGACGCGGTAATTTTATAGTCGACGATGTTCGCTGACTGCACGGTCACGCGGTCGGCCACCGGTCGGACGTCCTCGTCATTCAGCGCAGTGCGCACGATGGCGAGAAGCTCGTCAGAGGCGACACCATTATTTTCGCGGGAAAGCACCGAGACCGTCACACACGCTGGCTCAGGACTGATGACCGAAATATCCGCGACCCGCCCGTCGGCGCTGCGGCCATGAAACTGATATGCACCGGTTGAGCCTGCGGTACTCAGCCCCTCAAAAGCCTGTTGAATGCGCAGACGGTAGTCGGTGTCCGACTCCATTACGGCTGGTGTCGGCGGAAATGTGGTGTCGTCTGCAGGCGTGATGACGAGGCGCTCAACGTTGTAATTCCCGCCAATCTGGTCGAGGTCGCTGTCAGCAGCGTAAGCCAGCATGACGGCACGCGCGGCCTCGTTGACGCGCTGTCGCCAGATAACTTCCCGATAGGCGTTTTCCTCCAGCAACTTAACAATCGGCTCTGATTCAAGCATCAGCGTGCGCGCGACGGCCTCCTGCTGTTCCTCGGGGTATAACGAGACGAGCGTCGCCTTTCGTTCGCTCAGGATGGTTTCATAGTCCAGCACTTCCACGACATCAGGCGCGGCGAGCTGGTTCAGGTCAACAATTGCCATAGCGTTTAACTCAGTGGAATGGTGAGGGAAAAGGATTGTCCGCCGGTCGAGCGCGTGCCGGTGATATCGACATACAGCCCGCCGTCGGTCTCTGACCGTTCAAAAGTGATGGTCGTCAGGCTGATGCGCGGCTCCCACTTCTGGATCGCGGAATAACACGCGGCCATAATCTGCAGCCGTAGCGCCGGGCTCTGAGGCTGGTCAATCAGCGCTGACATAAGGGATCCGTATTCACGGCGCATGACACGCGAGCCAACCGGCGTGACCAGTATGTCGCGCACGCTCTGCCTGATATGTTCGGCCTCAGAAACACTGAGCCCGGTCTGGCTGTTCATACCGAGATAACGCACCGTCATTGTGTCCCCTTAGTCCAGCTCCCGCCGCTCTGTACGTTGCCGTGCGCGTGGTCATCAACCTGCACGCCGTTGCTGATAAATTTCCCGCCGGTGTGCTCGATGTTCCCGGTCATCTTCCCGCCTTTCTGCACTTCCAGCGTGCCGGTGGTCAGCTTGTTGGTGCATACCACCTCGGGTGTATCGAGCGTGATGCTGGTCGAGGCTTTCACCAGAACCACCGGCACGGTGGCCGTGATGGAATCCGACGCGGTGACGTCGGCAGTTTTGATCCCTGACACGGTAAGCGCGCCGCTTTCTGGTTCGTATTCGATAACAGCGCCATCAGGAAATGACACATGGAACGCATCGGGTGAGGCCGACGGTGCGGGATGGTCATCAGAAAAAATGCCCGGCAGCACAAAGGCCGTATCGAGCTCGCCACCGATGGCCAGCAATAACACCTGCTCACCGACCGAGGGAGCCCACCACACGCGAGAACGACCGGCGCGACAGGTTAGCCAGTTTAGCCAGGTGGTTTCCATGCCGCCGGTCTGGACACGACAAAGCCCCTCGTCGTGGTCGACGTCGGTCACGATGCCGGTGCGGATAAGGTTGCGGATCGCGCGTGCGATTTCCTGCAGAGAATTTAGATTATTCATGGGGAAAGGATGCTGCCGGGCGAGGCCAGCGGCAATGGAACGGTGTTTTGTGGTGGATACAACAACACCCTCAAAAGTTCATGTTCCATGATGCTTTGAAAATCTTTGATTGAGAAATGTTGAAAATTTGAAAACCTTTAACTTTTCCTATTTAATCTGAAGATATTGATTCAAACATAAGGAATTGAGATGTACTTTTATAAATACTTCAAGGCCGACAATTTAAACTTTTCAATGCTCCGTCATGGTGAGGTTTTCTTTGCATCACCAAAAGAACTAAACGACATACATGAATGTAAACCGCAATTCACATTTAATGCAAACCGTGAAGTATGGTCAAGATTCATCGAGGAGATTCTTTTTAGAATCTGCATCCAACTAAATTTAAAACCAGAATCCCAGCTAGCTTATGAAATACTCTCATTTAAAAAAGATGTTTTAGCCGATCTTCTAAACAAAAAAAAGGCATTATCACTAAAATATGAAGAGACAATCAGCAAAATCACAGATGCCTTTGGCAAAAAGGCTTTCGCAGAATTAAGTTACAATGATGCAACTAATGCTATGCACGCGCTTAACTTATATTTGCAAAATGAATTAGACACAAAATTAAATGACACATTATATATAACATCCTTTTCGAAGAGCGCCACCATTTTAACGATGTGGGGTCTTTATAGTAATGCTGAAAAAGGTTTCGCCATCATTTACGAGTCAACCGATGGAACTATCAACCTCGAAAGCAATATAGAAATCTTTCCTTCTTTTACTAAGCTTTCCGATTCATCCTCATTATTCGGAACGTCTAAGCTAGGCACAGCACAACTCCTTGAGGTGGATTACAAGAACAAACCAGTTAGAGCAAATGGTTTTAGAAAGCTTGTCCCTACCTTCGCTTTCAGTGACCAAGAGGATTTTTACGATTGCGGCGAAATTCTCCTGTCAGATTTACCGAAATACAACGAAAATCACATCGGACGTGTAAAATACACTGACTGGAAATATGAAAAAGAGTTAAGGCTACACTTACCTGTTTTTGACGAACTACCTTCAGCGCTTCGAAGCATAAAAATATCAAAACATCACATAAAAGGAATTATCTTTGGGTCAAAAACAAATGAGGATGATAAGGAAAAAATCCTCGCCGCTTGTTATCATTTAAAAAAAGCGCAACCACCCGAAAGTGATATATATATTTTTCAGGCAAAAAGCATGCCCGGTCAATATAAAATTATAGTTACACCCCTAGGAAGAGTTTGTGACATTCATGGTAGATGGCTTCCTTTTATAAACGAAGTTGAATGGAATGACCAAATCCGTTCAGAAGAATTAAAGAAAATATTAGAAGCAATCAATGCAAGTTAATAATTGCACGTTCTGCAGCCCCTAATATCAAGGGGCTTTTATCTTAACCATTTTTAAAATGATTTATTATCATTGCCTCCATCAATTCTTTATCATTCTGGCTAAACCCCAGTAACTGGCGCTCTGCATACTGCACGTCACGGCTGTGCGGGTTTGGCCGGTCTTTTAGCCCGTACTGGTGAACGCGAGCGATGCGCTGCACTTTGCCGGTAAATTCCACCGCTGCACTGTTTTCACGGCCAGTGGCTTTCATGTAACGGCTCGCGCGCAGCTTCTGAAACATCGCCCTTTTTATTCGCCCGGTCTTTGCCCTGAGCGGCTGGCGCTTTCGCGCCTGATACGGTGAGCCGTCCGGGGCTTTTTGCTGTTTGATGCGTTGTTGTTGCGACTTGCGCAGCTCCTTTGCAATCTCCCCGGCCAGCTTCCGACGTCCTGCCGGTGACAGGGAAGCAAGCAGCCCGGCGAGCTTGTCGTCAAAAGGCTTAAAGTCACTCATCCCACTTACTCACCAGTTCGCCGTTGATATAGAGCTCTTTTGGTCGGGTGACGGGCTCAGGCGGCGGAGGCTCAGGGGCATAGCTCACGTGCAGCGCGCCGTTTTCCTCTTTGATGATGGTGCGTTCGGTGAGCTGCAGGCTGATGCTGATATCAACACTGTCCTCGTCGTTCAAATCCATCTGGAAACGGTAGCCCTTTTTACGGCCGTCATCGAGCGTGCAAATATCCGGCTGATTCTCACGCAGCCATGCGGCCACCGGCACGAAAATCAAATCAGGGTCGCCCACAAAATCACACACGATCACATTCAGGGTGTAAATTTTCTCGTGGGACAGGGAAGCCGCGAGCCGCGCATCGATATTCCCCTCGTCGGCAAAAATGCGCATCATCTCGGGATTGGTTTTAAGCTGCGGTACGGCGTCAGTTAACGCCTTGCGCAGGCTGATTGCTTTCTTCATCGAGTTTATCCTGACAGTCTTTGATGGTTTCAACCTGCAGCGCGCAGGCGGCGAGCGCGTGCTCAAGCCTGCGGATATCTGCACTCAGGTCGCCATTAGTGACCGGATCGCTTTCCGGCATCGGGCAATAGCTCACCTTCGGGCAGGCGCTGTAAACAATGACCGGCGGAGGTGCAACCGGCGCGGGTGTGCAGCCTGCGCACAACATCAGGCAGCTTGTCGCTATACCAGCTGCGTAACGTTTCATTCTCATTTATCAGCCTCGTAATGGTTTCTTCCCGTCGCACGGCCATTGCACCGGCGGCGATTAACTCACCGCGTAAAGTGACCTGCGCGGTTTCGTTTTTCCTGGCAATTCCCTGCGAAACGGAAAGCTGATTTTTCAGCATTCCGATCACGTTTTTCTGTTCACCTGCGACCTTGTTTGCCCGTTCAAAGGAGCGGATCAGGGTGCCGTTTTCATGACGCTGCCAGAGCACAATCGCCATCAGCGCGGCCAGTAAAAACAACATCACTTTCATTGAATCCCCCTGATGCAGTAGGCACGCTCGCGCGCGCGGCGATTTTCCAGCCCGGTGCTGACTTTGCCATTCACATAAACCCAGCGGGTGAGCTGGTCGCACGCCTGCCACCATTGATGACGCTTGATGTACGAAACCAGCGTTGAGCGGCAGGCCGCGCCGGTTCCCACGTTGAATGAGAAGCTGACCAGTGCGTCGTAAACGTGCTGCGGCATTTCTACCGGCGCGCAGACCGCGAGACGTTTCTCGACGTTCATCACATCTGCGACAAGGTTCGCCGCCGCCTGACGCTCGGTGATGTCCCCTTTCGGGACGACGCCTGCAGTGTGGCCGATGCCTGACGTCCACACTCCCGCGCTGCACTGGTAAGGCGTCAGGCGACAACCTTCGAGGTCAGCAATCAGCGCCAGCCCCTCGGGCGAGGTGTTAAGCAGTCGAAAGTCAGGCATCAGCGCCGCCAGCGCCAGCACTGCGGCCACACTGCAACGTTTAACGATTGATTTCACGAATAGCCCCCTTATCGAGTCCGAGTGACGTCAGATAGAGATAGGTTTTGCGCTTAAACCAGTAGTTCGTCAGCGCGGTAAAAATGGCGCATCCGCCGCCCACGTAAAGCGCCATCTTTTCGGGTGAAATTGCCCCGAGATACGCCAGCGCAACGGCCAGCCAGTAGGCGATAAACGTGGTGATTTTTTCCATGCTCAGTCCCATAGATTCACCGTTTCGGTTCTGGCCGCGCTGTCGGTCTCGGGCAGCTCAATTGCCGTGCCGTGCGGCAGAATGACGCCGAGCTCAGACAGGCCGGGGTTAGCCTCCAGCACGGTTTCGACTACGCCCTCAGTTCGCCCGTAATAACGGGCGCAAATCGCGTCGAGGGTGTCGCCCTGCAGCGCATACGCTTTCATCAGATTTGCCCCACAATACAGCGCGCTTTGTCCTGGATACGCGCCACTGACCAGCGCATATCCCGCCACATCTCATCGATAGTGCTGTCGATGCTGTCGGCCTTTTTGTCACCTTTGGCGGTCGCATCCACGCCGCGAAAGCGCTCGTAAAGCGTTGCCGTCGTCATGGCACACACGGCGTTGAAATAGTGGAAAACGCGCACGCTCTCGCCGTCGAGCTGGTCGGTCGGGACATCCGCCAGCGTGGCGTGACCGGCTTCGAGCTGACGCTCGCGCCATTCGCTCAGCTCCGCGTTCGTTTCCGCGATGGCGGTCTTAATCGCCCGGCGCAGGCGCACGGGGGAAACGGTCTGTTCTAACCGCATTTCCTCCCGCACGCGCTTCGGATCCACGTCAGGAAAAAACGGGGTGTTTTTGATTACCGGCTCGCTCACGCCCGGTGGCGGTATCACCACGCCCGGCACATCCTGCGGCTCTTTTTTTGGCTCAATAATCAGCGTCGTCATGACAACCTCGGGTAATAGGTGGGCGGTGGACGCCGTTCGCAGTCAGGGTAAGGAATACCCGCATTGAACGGCGTGCCGCCCGGCTCGGGGAGCGCTCGGTTAACCTGCGGCTTTTACCGCCTTTGGTGGACGCCCGCGCCGTGCCGCCGGTTTAGCGGCAGGTTTGCGCGTGCGCGGTTTAGTCTTTTGGGTTTTCGGGGCGGGTTCAGGTTTTGGCCTGAGCTGGCGCGCTAACTGCTCGATATCCTTTTTCACCCCGATAGTGCTTTCTAACTGGATCGCACGCTGCAGGTGCGCCAGCGCCTCGGGTAATTGCTTCGCCTCACGCAGCACGTAGCCGGTGATTTTGTGCAGCTTCGCACGCACGATATCGGGCATATCCGCGCGCTCCGTCAGCGCAATGGTGTCGAGCAGGTTTGCCAGTTCGACCGGCTGTTTTGCAGCGAGCAGGCGCTGCGCGGCGAGCGTGACCTCTTCGGCCAGCAGGCACGGCGTCGGACGGCGACCGACCGGCATGGTGAGGCCGTAGGTCATGGCGTAACGGGCTATCTCCAGAGCCCCGGCGATATCGTCAGCATCGAGACGCCACAGCATGACCGTCATGACGATGTCATCCTGCGCTCCTTTACCACTGTCGAGGACGCCAGCCACCCACGGCAGATAGAACGGCAGCAGCTCGCGTTTTTTTGCGGCTTTACGCTCTTTTGAACTGATTTGTTTTAGCGTGCGGTTGTCTGCGGCCAGCTTAACGAGCATCTGCTCATAGGCAGTTGCATTGCGCAGCGGGACAGCAGCCCGTTGCGCAGTTTCAGAGGCCGAGACCCGCATCATGTGACGCGCTGCGGGACTCGTCATGGCTTACTCTCCGCTTTCCGGTGCTGCAGGTGCGGTGAAGTCACCAAGCTGGATGTTTTCAATCAGGCAACCGGCGGCGTAAGCCTCGACCACGTAGTCAATATTCATGGACTCGTAGTTTTCGACGCGGTCTTTTTTCGGTTCTTCGATAATGGCGCGACGGTGCGCGTCATCCATGAAGTAAATCGACAGATTGTCGAGACGCGTCACCATCAGCGCATCTGCCGGGAAGTAAGGCACGCGCACGGCTGGCAGGTTGCCGATTCGCTTCTGGCTGATGATGATGTCAGCGGCCAGCGACTCGGTGTTTGCCTGCTCTTTGTTGACGATCGGGAAATATTTATCCGCCATCAACTTACGCCCGGTGATGACAACCAGCTCCGGGTCATCCTGATAAATCTCGTCAATCAGGTTGCCGGTGGCATCCATGACCAGCGCGTCGAGGTTCGCATAGTCGCCGTTTTTACCCACGCGGATCACGTCTGAAATGACCTTGCCGTCCTCGTCGGTGATTTTGGACATCACGCGCGCTGACGCTTCATTGCGGTACTTCTGCAGCCAGCCGGTCGCCACGTCCTGCAGCAGTGGATTTTTTTTGCGGTCGGACGTCGCCGCGCGCTCGATGCCGTTGAAACCGGCCATGATGAAATCGAGGGACTGGCGTTTGATAATGGCGTCACGGATACGGGTCTGGAAGTCCTGGAATCGCGCCCACAGGTCGAGCTGTTTGTAACGGATATGGAAGTCAAAGTTAATCTGCGCGCACTCGTATTTGTTGGACTCCAGCGCGGTAAAGTCAGCGGTCTTACGCTCATCATCACCGGCGGTGTCGGCGGTGCTCGCAATCGTACCGTTAACGCCCACCCCGACTTTTTCGCCTTTCAGCTCGTCAACCGGCACGATGTTAATTTTGGTCAGAAACGCGGATGACATCTGCAGGGTCGTCATCAGGGTTTGCGTGACCGACGGCTCGACGGTGAATTTCTTCGCCACGTCGTCAGTGGAAACGCCGTTCAGCTCCGCGACGCGGGACAGGTAGGCATTAAATTTGAAGCGGGTATCTTTACGCATGGTTTTTCCTGTTCGGGTAAAAGGGTTCAGGCCGGACAACGCGCCCGGCGCGTTATCAGCAGTTGGTCAGCAGCTCGTCGCCGGTACCGCCTTTTGAAAGCTCGCGGCGCGGCTGGCTCTGGCTTTCGGTACTGTCGAGGGAGCTTTTCAGGGAGGTAAACGCCTGCGCGTTTTCATCGACTTTGCTGGTCACGTCCTGCTTAAGCAGCGCAAAAGCGGTCTCCAGCTCGGTGACGCGCTGGTCGGTGGCGTTGAGATTGGTTTGTACCTGCTCGGTAACGGTGGTCACCGCCTCATGCACATCGGCGAAACGGGCGTCATCGCTGGCCTGCTTACGGCCAAAAATGGCTTTAACCTTATCGGTCAGGCTGTTGAGCATGGTGTCGGGAACGTCCTCAAACTCCAGCGCAGCCAGTGACGCCACAGAGAAAACGTCGTCCGGCTGGTCTTTTTTACCGGCGAGCGGGTTCTGCGCGGCGCGGCTGCAGAATTCGAGGTATTCCGTGCCGAGGCTTGCCGGGTCATCGGTGACGGCCAGCCCGATGAGGTAGCACTTGCCGCTGTTCGAGAAGTTCGGGCGGATCTCCATGGAGGTGTAAACCTTCTGCCCGGCACGCACCATGCTGACCAGCTCGTCAAGCGGGGCAATTTTGGCAAACAGTGCCTTTTTGCCGTTGAGGACAGAGTCATCACTGATAATCTCCGCCTTAAGCTCGGTTACATCGCCATAGCGTTTAAACGGACTGTCAGGCATCAGCCCCCGGATATGTTCGAGGTTAATGCGGCAGCCGTAGACGCGCGGGTCGAACGTGTCGGCCATATCCTGAATGTCATCGCCGCTGATGACGCGGCCATCGCAGGTGTCACCCTCGACGCCGATGCGAAACCATTTCGAAACTTTCTTTGCCATTGTTCAGGTGTCCTGATGTTGGGTTTTCGGGTCGGGTTTAGTTTCCCGACTCTGACCCGTATCAGCCACCGCTTACGATCTGATTAGATCTGACACAACAGGCACTTAGCGCGAATAGTTCCCCATTTCCTTAGCCTTGCCACGTCACACCAAAAACGAGGCAAGCATGACCATTTCAACTGACCTTTCTCTGTTAAATGACCCGCGACGACAGGCGCGGCTGTTGTACTGGCAGGGATTCGCCGTGCCGCAAATCTGCGACATGCTGCAGCTCAAGCGCCCGACCGTACAGAGCTGGAAACAGCGTGACGGATGGGAAGAAACCGCGCCGATTAACCGCGTGGAATCGACATTAGAGGCGCGACTTATCCAGCTCTACGCAAAGCCAGACCTGACCGCGCATGACTTCAAAGTCGCTGATTTTCTGTCGCGCCAGATGGAGCGACTCGCGCGCGTTAACCGCTACGGCCAGACCGGAAACGAGGTGGATTTAAACCCCAATATCGCCAGCCGCAACAAAGGCGATCGCAAAAAGCCGAAACGCAATTTCTTTAGTGATGAAGCGATAGAAAAGCTGGAAGAGATTTTCTTCGACCAGTCGTTTGAGTATCAGCTCCGCTGGCATAAAGCAGGGTTAGAGCACCGCATCCGCCACATCCTGAAATCGCGACAGATTGGCGCGACGTTCTACTTTGCGCGCGAGTCCCTCCTGCGCGCGCTTAAGACCGGGCAGAACCAGATATTTTTGTCGGCCAGTAAAACGCAGGCTTACGTTTTCCGTAAGTACATCATCGCCTTTGCCCGTCTGGTTGACGTCGACCTGTCAGGCGATCCGATCGTCATCGGCAACAATGGCGCTGAGCTGATTTTTCTCGGGACTAATTCCAACACCGCGCAGAGCCACAACGGCGACCTTTACGTCGACGAAATTTTCTGGATACCCAATTTTCAGAAGCTGCGCAAAGTCGCCTCGGGCATGGCCTCGCAGTCACATCTGCGCACCACCTATTTTTCGACCCCGTCGACGCTGGCGCACGGCGCTTACCCGTTCTGGTCAGGCGAGCTGTTTAACCGTGGCCGCAGCAACCGCGAAGAACGTGTCGACATCGATATCAGTCATCAGGCGCTCGCCGGTGGCGTGCTGTGCGGTGATGGACAGTGGCGGCAGATTGTCACCATTGAGGACGCGCTCGCTGGTGGCTGCACCCTGTTTAACCTCGACCAGCTTAAGCAGGAAAACAGCGCGGATGACTTCCGAAACCTGTTTATGTGCGAGTTCGTTGACGATAAGGCGTCAGTATTCCCATTCGAGGAGCTGCAGCGCTGCATGGTCGATGCGATGGAAGAATGGGAGGACTTCGAGCCGTTCGCCGACCGTCCGTTTAACTGGCGTCCTGTCTGGATTGGCTATGACCCGTCACACACCGGCGATAGCGCCGGGTGCGCGGTACTGGCTCCGCCGCTGGTTGCCGGTGGCAAGTTCCGCATCCTTGAGCGTCACCAGTGGAAAGGCATGGACTTTGCCGCACAGGCCGAGGCTATCCGGTCGCTGACCGAGAAATACACCGTCGACTATATCGGCATCGATGCGACCGGCATCGGCCAGGGTGTTTACCAGCTTGTGCGCTCATTCTTCCCGGCGGCGCGCGCCATCCGCTACACGCCGGAAATGAAAACCGCCATGGTGCTCAAAGCAAAAGACACCATCAGGCGCGGGTGTCTGGAATATGACGCCGGTGCGACCGACATCACGCAGTCATTTATGGCAATCCGAAAAACCATGACCAACAGCGGCCGCAGCGCCACCTATGAAGCCAGCCGCAGTGAGGAAGCCAGCCACGCGGATATCGCGTGGGCGACCATGCACGCCCTGTTAAACGAGCCGCTTTCCGCCGGTAGCGGTATGCAATCAAGTTCAATTCTGGATATTAACTAAGATGAAAAAACGCCAAAACAAACAGCCAAAACAGACCAGCATGACCGCCAGCTCGCCTCAGAAAATGGAGGCGTTCACCTTTGGTGAGCCGTCACCCGTTCTGGATCGCCGCGACATCCTCGACTATGTCGAGTGTATTCATAATGGGAAATGGTACGAGCCGCCGGTCAATTTCTCGGGGCTGGCGAAAAGCCTGCGCGCCGCCGTACACCACAGCTCGCCGATTTACGTCAAACGTAACATTCTCACGAGCACCTACATCCCGCACCCGTTGCTGTCTCGTCAGGATTTTAGCCGCCTTGTGCTTGATTATCTGGTGTTTGCAAACGGCTACCTTGAAAAGCGCATGAGCGTGACCGGCCAGCTCTTTAAACTGGAAACCTCCCCGGCCAAATACACCCGCCGTGGTGTCGAAGATGGCGTTTACTGGTACGTGTCGAGCTTTACCAATCCACACCAGTTCGCCCCCGGTTCGGTGTGCCATCTGCTTGAGCCTGATATCAATCAGGAGCTCTACGGGATGCCGGAATACCTTAGCGCGCTCAATTCTGCCTGGCTGAATGAATCCGCCACGCTGTTTCGTCGCAAGTATTACCAGAACGGCGCGCACGCGGGTTACATCATGTACGTGACCGACGCCGCGCAAAGCAGCACCGACGTTGAGGCGCTGCGCTCCGCGATGCGCGACTCGAAAGGGCTCGGGAATTTCAAAAACCTGTTTTTCTACGCCCCAAACGGGAAACCGGACGGCATTAAGATCGTGCCGCTGAGTGAAGTCGCCACGAAGGATGATTTTTTTAATATTAAAAAGGTGAGTAGTGAAGACCTTTTAAGCGCACACCGAGTACCACCTGAATTAATGGGGATTGTTTCAAAACATACTGGTGGATTCGGAGATATTGTAAAGGTAGCTGAAGTGTTCGTTCGTAATGAACTAACACCATTGCAAGAACGTTTTAAAGAAATAAATGAATTCGTAGGAGATGAGATAATAAAATTTACACCTTATAATCTTAATAACTAAGCTTTAATAAATTTCAGAACCACATTGCACAGCCCCTAAAAACATTTAACGGGGCTGTACCCAAACACCACTACATTAACTTAGAGAAATACAAAGAAAATATAATATTACCAACCACACCACATATAATTGAAATTATAATGCCACCATAAAAAACTTTAGCTTTGCTTTTCAGAGAGGAAAGGTATGATACATACTGTTCCTTGGCATGCTCAGTTATTAAAATCCAACTCTGATGTTTGGACTCCGCCCGCACAGAAACCCATGCTGCTAATACGACTGACACAATCAGGGCAATTATCATAAAGAAAACCAAACCCAATATAAACCTTGGCCATACACCTGTTGATGTTATGTTAAGCAGGAAATCAATTTTTTTCGAAGTCAAATCATCTGCGCCAGCTTGTTCAGTAATTTTAGATATTTCATCGCTATAGTTTTTAGCCAATTTCAATATCGTAAACATAGCACCAGCAGTAGAAAACCCAAAAAACACTGCCCCTGTTAAAAAACCTATTTTATCACTATTTTTGTGTATTAATTCAGGGATTTTTTTCACATCAACTATGAAGTTCTGAAGATGTGAAGTTAATAGTGACTCAATGTCAACTCCCCAAGTCCTTTCCGTATGATTTATAGAAATATAAATACAGTTGCCAGCAGTTGTGAAACTGTTCCTATTGCGCAATCTAGTTGGGTAATAGGAATGCCCCGCTCCACCGAACGTAATTTCTATTTGTTGTTTTTCAGCAACATTTCGATTCTTGAACTTAATCAAATAAGTCCATGACAAATTTATGAGAGTACAGTTAACTTTCTTTACTTCACTGTACGAAACAAACTCCTCAAAAGTATTTATCTCTACTGATGAATCATCTGAAAAGAACATTTTTGCTGTAAATTGTATAAAAGTCGCTTCATTCTGTTGATTTATTCTTTGGCTTATTAAGTAATGAGTACTAATTAAATCTTGTTGGTCTACTTTAAAACTCCCGTAGATAGCTTTTTCAATCAACTGAGGTTTACCAAGCAGTTGAGAGATAAAACGGCCAAATGAGGAGGGCTCACATGGGAGCATAACGCCATAATTTTGAGAGCCATCCCCGCTATCAACTATTAATTGTATATTACCCATATCATCATTTCTGGACATTTTAATCGCTTTTTTAAGATAAAAGAGTATTGCATTTTAATGCACTTACAACAGATCGCGCAATGCTTTCCCCGCCACGCCTGCCCGCTTAACGGGTCGCTTTTAATGCACGTGCATCAGGAGCCCCGAGCCGCGCCTGCGCTGGCGCTGGCTCGCAAACGCTGGAATCAAAAATGAATGCAAACTCATGCACCTGATGCGTGCACCACTAGAAAAGTGAAAAATTTGGGTCAAATTCCTCGCTTTTTGCCTCTACTTTTTTCATTGAGGCCAGAAAATTCATACCATCATTTAGCGATACCGGTCGCTCGCACTCAATCATAAAAACACCATCAAAAGTGCGCCCCAGCCAGTATCCGCCGCCGCACTCTTTAGGCCGCTGAAAGAAAACCCACCCTCCGGGACGGTAATGCTCTAAGGTCACACCCCGATAGACCACCTGAAAATCCAAGTCATGACCCGCCATAGCCCCTCCGCATAAGTACTGTATATACATACAGTATTTATAGCAGATATCCAGGCGAAATGCTAACGCCTCGCCGGGATCGTTGTTCAACACCATCGGCACTGAAAGTGAGTTTCAGCACCGGTGCTGTTCTTACGGTCGCCGTGGTGGCCGGCATGGTTACCGATGTGATCGCATATGATTTCGGATTACTGATGTAGCTATATCGGCGATGGTTGTTTCTCACTAATCTCCTCTTGCATTGAAAATCCCGGCCACCCATCAGCAGCCCTATATTTGAATTTTTTATCGCCATAAATCACCGTTGCCCCACGCGCCAGCGCGTCGAGCTCCCACCGTTCCGGGGTAACGCCCTCCTGAGCTAAATCGAAACGAATTTTTGCGACGCGATCCCTTTCGGGCTTTGTCATCCTGGCTGATGGCGCTTGCTCGCTGGTTTTGAGCGTCGCATTGCTTATTTGCTGCCGATGTTTGCGCGGTGCGCCAGCTTTTAACGCCCCGTTAAGCACCTTCACGACGTCCGGCTCATTCCAGCCGATAACCCCGCGCTCAATCAGATTTAACACCGCTGCGGCTTGCTCAGACGGTGTGGGGGTCATAACTGGATCGCCGCCGCCGGTGAGCTTTCCACAGTTATTGACAGGACTCCGAGGCGCGGCAGAGCCGCTTTTTAAGGTCAAAGGCTCAACGGCCAAAACCTTTGGAACGATGCGCCATTCGGCTGTACGGGTTACATGAACATGATGAGCCCCGAGGTGAGGGGCATAAATCCCGACAACCCTCTCGATATCTTCCTCGTACTCGTTGACCTCATCTGTCACCTTACGGGCGACCCTGACGGCCTGAGCATCACGCGGCATGTTTGCCCCACCCTGCGCGATGATGTACTGGTCAAATTCCCCTGCATCTGCAGCCGCTCGCGCGGCCTCGACTCTGTCGTCAAATTCACTGGCAATGCTCACCCCGCGCGGCAGCTTTCGCAGTTCGCGGTAGGCGCCCATCGTCGGGAGGCCAATCGGTTTAAACTGCGGGATGCGCCATGTAGACGCCCATGCGGTGACGGCTGCGGCCGTATCTTTCAGGGGCTTGCCGGTGTCGTGGTCGAGCTGGCCGTCGAGCGCGTAGCCGTCGATATTTTTGGCAATGTATTTAGCGATATAACCCGCCGCGCCGCCCTGATTAAGGTGACGGGACTCAAAGCGCTGTTTTGCCGCGCCCTTTTCGTGTCCGTCCTCTTTAAGGGCATAACGACGCATGATTTCGTTGATGACTTTACGCTGACCGGGTTTGCAAAAAAGCATCATGTGCCAGTGAGGCGTGCCGTCGTGGTGCGGTTCGACAACGCGCAACCCGTAAACCTCTAAATCGTTATCTTTGAACGCGGTACGCATCAGGCCCCAGATTCGGCAGAGATAGCGCTGGCCGTCTTTTGGCGTAAATGCGGTGTCGTTCCAGCCGTGATTGAGCTGCACTGTTTTGCTTTCGCCTTTGCCGACCTGTCGGGTCGGATGGTATTTCGAGGGCGTGGTCAGGGTGATAAACATCCCCACGTCACCGGCGCTGGCCGCGTAGCGCTCAATCCCGGCGATGGTATTCATCAGCTCCATGCGACGTATTTCAGGGTTAGAAATACTCCCCATAACCTTGCTGATGAGGTCGATACGTTCACCGGTGACTTTGTTTTCCAGCTCGCAGGATTTCAGGTATTCGAGATTAGCTAGGCGGCGCGCGTGAACGTCTCGGATCGCCATTTTACTGGCGTAGGGTGAACGGTCTTTGTTGACCTCACCGGCAGCAATAAGCAGCGCCTCGCGCCAGCGCATTCGCTGCGCCTTAAGCTGGTTGACCCACCACTCGTCTTTAATCAGGCGGGAAATAGCGGAAAATGCCATGCGGATCGTCATCTGACCCTTGCGGTATTTTTTCCAGTACATCGGGGTAAAGTTGAAAGCGCGCGCGACACCGGCAACCTTTCCGTATAAATGCGCCTGCGCCTCATCAGTGAAAAGGGTTTCTTTGCCGCCGTGCGCGTGCGCCCAGGCGTCGCTCAATTCCTCGTATCTGCTCCAGAGCTGCGAGGCTATTCTGGCCGCAAACCTCCTGAGCTCTTTGTCATTCATATCCGGCAGGCGTGCATATTCATCACGCGCAGACATAAACCCAATCGAGGCAGATTCATTCATCCCGCACAGCTCATTAACACGCTCAAGACGCGGCAGCAGCTTACGCTCAAACGTGTTTTTGAGGAAATACAGCCCACCTAAAGGGCTCTTTTTACGGCGGATGAAGTTATAACGCGATGTAAACAGCGTTTGCAGGAAAAACGGCAGACGGTCAATCCGGTTTAAAACACCTTGCACCTGACGGAGTTCGGCACGTGTAAGGGGTCTGTCGCGGCCAATGGCCTCTTTGGTGACGTTATTCCAGGGATAAGCACCAACGAATGAATCACTGGTGCCCTTCAAAAATGGTGGTGGTGGCGAGGGGGCAACACGCCCCCGAGGTTCGTTGGACATATTATTTAAAAGCGTCCAGACATTGCTTCCCCATGCGTTCAATCCGAGCTTCCAAAGCTGAGAAGCCGGTAAGATCGCTGGTCAAAAGATCATGCAAAACCAAGCCTGAGATAAGCTTAGGGATAGTTGGGTAGTAACCCACAACGTCCAACCATTCCTTACCTTCATTCTTCCCGGATGTAGCGGTCTTTTTTTCCTGCAAAATGAATTGATAGCGGTCACTTGTGATGACGTATTGGTTATTAATCTCGATGCGTATGCTCATTTTTGCTTCCTGTTAACAGTGGTTAACCAGCTCTACCGAAAATTGAGTTGTGTAACTTTTCCGACTCCTGGCCTAATAACTCGATAATCTCGGTGCGATTAAGTTCTGACTTACTGATGTACGCGATAAGCCCATCAAACTGAGAAGAGTAACGGGTCGCCAAGTCGCGCTGTGCCTCGCTTACTGCCTGCGCCAGATGTGCCGAACACATCCCCCGCTGCGCTGTATTTTGTTTTTGCATTTGCCTATCTCCAGACAAAAGGAGTCCCCACGCTGTAAGGCGCGTAATAAAACGAATCCAGATTAATTAATGTAAATACTGCTCAGGTTTTACCGAGGTTAAAATAGTTGGTGCGTACTCAAAAAGGCTGAACAGCTCTCGCAGCGCGCGGAAAAGTTTGTCGCGCCAATAACAGCCCTCTTCGTTCAAACGCCAGTGCGGCATCATAAATTCCTGCTCTGTCAGCCCCGCATGAAGAAACAGTGATCGCCTTTGGCTAACGGTCAGGCGGCTGATGAAAGTTGCTTTCGACACGCCAAGTTGGCGGTGCCGGGCGAATGCATTTCTCAATTCATCAAGCGCGCAAACAAGACGCTCACGATCGGCTTCGGTCATTTCCTCTAAGCGCATGACAGAGTGGCGCTGTTTTAATTGTGCGTGGAAACAAACCGTAAGACGCTCCCGCTCCATCATCTGATTGTAAAAATCGCAAGTGTCCTGCCAGCGAGGCTGAGCCAAATACTTGCAGACCAGACCGCGAAGCGCTGTTGGTTGTTTCTGGATCACGTCCAGTGTCATTACCGTCATAACCACAGTCCTCTCTTTTTGACCAGACGGCGAACCTTCTCGATAACGCCCGGCTTACGGGTTCGGATGATTATGCCCTTGCGGCCGCGACCGTGAGTGATGGTGAAGTTGATCGGATTAGGGTTTTCTCTTCGAAGCAACTGTGCAATACAGCGAGGCTCTTTCATAAATTCTCCTTAGGGAGTCGGGTTTTAACCATGCCCGACACATGGCCTTGTGATAGGATCGAATCGCCAAAAACAAGCCAATCACATGAGGTATTTCATGACTAATCAACAAAATGATGAATTAATTGCCACTCTAAAATCAGCCATTGCATTGGTTAATTCTTCCTCTGATGCGATCTCTAATCGTGAGAAGGCTGAGGAAATCAACAAACTCTCAATCCAGTTGAGAGAGGCAGTTCAATCTAAAATGCCTGTCACGCATAAAAGCTTTTTAGATATCAACTAAGCTCAAATACTGGTGGGGTTTGCCATAACCCCACGTTCTTTTGCTAAAAATTCTAGATACAGACCTGCAATCTCCTCATAGGCAACATCAAGTTCAAAAACTTCTCCCGACGTCAGATGCACCTCCACTTTGTCGGCTGTTTCAGTGCGCTCACGGATAGCGGCCACGCTTTTTAAGTCGATCAGCACCCGCATACCATTAGTGATATGACGAATGCAGCCATGCTTTATTGGTTTTGACATGCAATTTCTCGATTGAATTTGAATGGATTAGATGAATTTAATCACCGTGAAGGTTGACCTAAGCCGAGCCACATCAGCCAACCATCGCGAATTTCTTTAGGACGGCTGTCATAAGCCATCTTCATTCCTTTGTTCCATGCAGGCAGGTAGACCCAATATTCCCCTGCTCTACCGCTTGTTGATTGTGGGTCAGTCATCTCAACTACTGGCAGCTTTCCTTTCTCAATCATTCCTTTTACGGCAGCAGGAGTTTTGCCTATCAGACGCGCAAACTCCTGATACGGAACCGCGTCCGTGCTACTTACAAGCTGGTTGTTCATCTGTTACGATTCTCCTTTAGTGCATTTAATTGCTCATAAAGGGCTTTAATTGCCTATAGCCAAAACCCTAAAAAGGAATTTATTTCCTTATAAGGGAATAATCATCGTATGGAGGATTTATGTCAACCCCGATAAATGAAAAAATCAAACTCATCAGGGAGTCAGAACGATTAAATAGAAAGGAAATCAGTGAGTTAACCGGAATAGCATATGGTTCATTTTGTGGATACGAAGCTGGGGATAAAAAACCGGGTGTCGAACCCATAATGAGAATCCTTCAACATCCTCGTTTCACCAAGTACACCCTATGGTTTATGACTGACCAAATAGCACCTGAAGCTGGGCAGATTGCACCGGCTCTCGCGCACTTTGGGCAGCAGACAACAACGTTACCCCACTCAGACCAGAAAACTGGCTAACCATTTACGGCGCTTTTTTGTGCAATAAATGCACAGTGAGTTTTTGCTATCTAAATCAGGAAATTGAAGTACGAAGTAACATCATCGGGAGGCTTTATGTCTGTTAAAAAGCTCGATGATGGTCGATATGAAGTGGACATTAGACCGGCTGGGCGTAACGGAAAACGCATCCGTCGGAAGTTCGACAAGAAAAGCGAGGCGATGGCTTTTGAAAAGCATACTCAATATAACCATCACTCAAAGGAATGGCTTTCAAAACCCACGGACAAACGCCAACTGTCAGAACTGAAAGAGTTATGGTGGAAGCTGAAAGGTAAACACGAGGAACACGGTCAATCGTATCTCAGGAAAATTGAGCGTTTCGAAACGATGACCGGTAACCCATGCGCTTTCCAAATCACCAAGAGCCTGATAACGCAATATTGTGCTCAACGCCGGGGTGAAGGTATTAAGCCAACTACCATCAACCGCGACCTGATCACGTTAGGTGGGATGTTCACAACCCTGATTGAGTCAGAGCTGTATAACGGTGAGCATCCATTCAGGGGATTCAAAAAACTGAAAGAGCAGACAGCCGAAACGGGCTATCTCACTCTTGAGGAAATTGACGCCTTACTGGCAGCGCTATCAGGAGATAATCGTAAAATTGCCGTCTTGTGTCTGAGTACCGGGGCAAGATGGGGTGAGGCTGCAAGGCTGAAAGCGGAGAACGTGATTCATAACCGGGTGTCTTTCGTTAAGACGAAAACCAACACACCGCGCACGGTCCCGATCTCTGATGACGTTGCGGCTTACGTAGTCGGCAAAGCACGAGGCTTTCTGTTTCCTGATGCCAGTTATGCTGAATTCAGACGAATCCTCAAAGAAGTTAAGCCCGACTTACCGGCGGGGCAAGCAACACATGCGCTACGACACTCTTTCGCCACGCACTTTATGATTAACGGGGGCAATATCATCACACTGCAGAGGATCTTAGGTCATACGAAGATTGCGCAGACGATGGTCTATGCGCACTTCGCTCCTCAGTACCTGCAGGATGCGATTTCGCTTAACCCGTTGAAGGGTGCAAATGGTTGTCAGAGTGTCCACAATGTGTCCACACCCTAG